ATGGACGCCTCGATTGCTCCGGCCTCGCGGGCAGCGGTGGTCACGCCGAATGACAGTGCGATTGTCGGCGCGCGTGCGCTTTATATCGGCACGGCAGGCGATGTGGCGATTGCGCCGCGGCGCGACGTGGATCCTGTGATCTTCAAGAGCGTGCCGGCCGGGACGATCCTGCCGGTGCATGCCGCCATCGTGGCGCTGACCGGGACGACGGCGTCGAATATCGTCGCGCTGTTCTGAGCGTTCAGACGCCGATCCCATGGGCAGACCGAGCAAGTTCAGCCAGGCGCTGGCGGAGAAGATCTGCGATCGCATTGCCGACCGGGAAAGCCTGCGGTCGATCTGCCGGGACGAGACGATGCCGGCGAAATCCACCGTGCTTTCCTGGCTTGCCGACGAGGACAAGGCGGCGTTTCGGGCGCGTTATGCGCTGGCGCGCGAGATCCTCGCCGACGGCTTCGTCGACGAACTGGTCGAGATTGCCGACAACAGCAGCGACGACTGGATCGAGAAGAAGAACGCGGCCGGCGACACCACCGGCTGGCAGGAAAATGGCGAGGCGATCCGCCGCTCGCAGCTGCGCATCGCCACCCGCCAATGGGTCGCCGAGAAGCTGCGGCCGAAGAAATACGGCGCCAAGGCCGAGCCCGAACAGGGCGTCACCGGCGAAGTCTCGCAACTGCTGGAAGATATCAATGGCAAGACGCGCGGACTTCCAAACGGCGGTTGACCGGTTTTCCGACTGGCGCTGGCGGCTGAACAATCTCTACTGGATCACCGACAAGGCGGGCAAACGCGTCCGGTTCGAAATGAACCTGATGCAGATGACCTTCTTCGAGGAGATGCATTATCTCAACGTGCTGCTGAAGGCCCGTCAGCTGGGGCTGACCACCTTCATCCAGATCTTCATGCTCGATGCCTGCGTCTTCAACCGCGACATCAGGGCCGGCACCATCGCCCATACGCTCGGCGACGTGCAGACGATCTTCCGGGACAAGATCAAATATCCCTATGACAACCTGCCCGAAGGCATCCGCAACGCCGTGCCTGTGGTCAGGACCAACCAGACCGAATTGCTGCTCGCCAACAATTCGAGCATTCGCGTCGGTACATCGCTGCGGTCGGGAACGCTGCAGTACCTTCACATTTCGGAATATGGAAAGCTCTGCGCCAAATATCCCGACAAGGCGCGGGAGGTCCGCACCGGCGCGCTAAATACGGTGCAGGCCGGCCAGCTGGTCTTCGTCGAAAGCACGGCGGAAGGCCAGGAGGGGCATTTTTATTCACTCTGCGAGGATGCGCAGGTCAAGCACCGCCAGGCGGCGAAGCTGACCGAGCTCGACTTCAAGTTCCATTTCTTCCCCTGGTGGAAGGAGCCGCACTATGCAATCGCCCCTGAGGGCGTCATCATCAGCGATGCTTTCGCCAAATATTTTCGTGAGCTTGGCGAACAGGGCATCGAACTGACGGAGCCGCAGAAGGCCTGGTACGTCAAGAAGGCCGAGATCCAGCTCGGCGACATGAAGCGCGAATATCCCTCGACGCCGGCCGAAGCTTTCGAAGCAAGCGTCGAAGGCGCCTATTACGCCGATCAGATGGCGATCGCCGACGCTGAGGAGCGCATCGGGGTTTTCCCGCATGTCGAGGGCTATCCCGTCCACACCATCTCCGACATCGGCATGGACGATGCCAACAGCGTCTGGCTGTTTCAGGTGCTGCCCGGCCGGGTCAGGATGATCGGCTATTTCGAGCATACCGGCACCGGCATGGACGGCATGCTCGACGACCTCGAGCGGCGCGCGGCCGACAATGGCTATGTCTATGGCGTCCACAACATGCCGCACGACATCAAGGTCAGGGAATGGACGCGCGGCGGCATGACCCGCATCGAAATCATGCTAAAAGAGGTGAGGGCGCGCGGCCTCGGCACGGTGCGCAAGGTCGAGCGCGCCTATGTCCATGACCGCATCAACGGCACCCGGCGCATCCTGGCAAAGGTCGAGTTCGATCAGGCCGGCTGCGCCGACGGCATCAAATGCCTGCGCAACTACCGCAAGGATTGGGACGAGGATCTCGGCGTCTTTCGCGACGAGCCGCTGCACAACTGGGCCTCGCATGGCGCCGATGCTTTCGGCGGTCTCGCCATCATCTTCACCGGCCTGGCGCCGGAACCGCTGAAGCCCGAGCCCAAGCGGCTGCCGACCTTCCAGACGATGACCTTCAACGAATTTGCCGATGCCACCCCCAGATCCAGCGAGCGTGTTTGATGGAAGACGAGAGAACGGCTTTTGAGGGCGGAGAGCGCTGGGATCCGGCCAAGGTCGGCGCCCATTGGCAGCAGGAGCTCGAACGCGCGCAGCGCTATTTCAAGTCCTGGCACGACCGCTGCGTCAAGATCGAGAAAATCTATCTCGACCAGCAATCGGACCAGACCAGCGCGGCCAAGCGCCGCTTTCCGATGCTCTGGGCCAACACCGCGGTGCTGCAGCCGGCCGTCTATGCCCGCGTGCCGCAGCCGGTGGTCGAGCGCCGCTTCAAGGATGCCGAGCCGGTGGCGCGCATCGCCTCGGAGATCGTCGAGCGCAATCTCGCTTATGTAGGCGACGAGGCCGACCTCGATTCGATCATGCGGGCGGTGCGCGACGATTTCCTGCTCTGCGCCCGCGGCACGGTGTGGCTGCGCTACGAGGCCGATTTCGAGCCGCTCGACATGGGTGTGGCGCCCTCGAACCCGCCGGCGGACGGCCTGTCCGGCGAGATGGGCGGCCCCTCCATGGAGACGATCGCCGACGAGCGCGTCTGCATCGATTATGTCCACTGGTCGGATTTCCTGCACTCGCCGGCGCGCCGCTGGAAGGACGTCACCTGGGTGGCGCGGCGCGTGCCGATGACCGAGGAGGAGATGGAAAAACGCTTCGGCCGTGAGGCGATGGCCTCGGGGGCGGCGCAGGCGGCAGCAGGCGGCAAGGGCACGAGCCAGGCCGAGCGGGCCGAAAACGAGGGCAAGACCCATGTCTGGGAAATCTGGTGCAAGGGTGAGAATTACACCGTCTGGATCGCCGACGGTTCGCCCGTCGCATTGGAAGTGTCCGAACCGCCGCTCGATCTGACGCATTTCTGGCCTTGCCCGCGCCCGGCCTATGGCACGGTGTCGACCAGCTCGCTGATCCCGGTTCCCGATTATGTCTATTACCAGCAGCAATGCGACGAGATCGATCTCCTGACCAAGCGCATCAACAAGCTGACCGATCAGCTGCGCCTCAAGGTGTTCTATCCCTCCGGCGACGGCGCGATCTCGCCGGCGATCGAGAAGGCGATGCGGCCTGAAAACGACATGGTGATGGTGCCGATCCCGGAATGGGCGGCTTTCACCGACAAGGGCGGCTCGAAGGCGGTCGTGACATTGCCGATCGACGAGGTGCAGAAGGTGATCGTCGCCTGCATGGCGGCGCGCAAGCAGCTGATCGAGGACGTCTACCAGATCACCGGCATCTCCGACATCGTGCGCGGCGACACCCAGGCGTCCGAGACGGCGACGGCGCAGCGGATCAAGAGCCAGTGGGGTTCGATCCGCATTCGCGACCGCCAGGCCGAGCTGGCCCGCTTTGCCCGCGACATCATCCGCCTTGCCGGCGAAATCATCTGCGATCAGTTCCAGCCGGAAACGCTGATGCTGGTGAGCGGCATCAAGCTGCCGACGATGGCTCAGAAGCAGCAGGTCGAAATGCAGATGCAGCAGATGCAGATGGCGGCACAGCAGACGGCGGTGCGGGCCGAGCAGATGGGCCAGCCCGCACCGCCGACCCCGGAACTGCCGCCGCAGCTGCAGCAGATGATGGGGCAGCCGACGATCGACGAGGTGGTGCAGCTGCTGCGCAATGACAGCATTCGCGGCTTCCAGATCGAGATCGAAACGGATTCGACGATCGAGCCCGACGAGGACGCCGAAAAGCAGCGCCGCATGGAATTCGTCCAGATGGTCGGCGGCTTCATGCAGCAGGCCGGCGCGATGGCGCAGCAGAGCCCGATGCTGGTGCCGGTCATGGTCGAAACGCTGCTCTTTGCCGCCCGCGGCTTTAGGGCCGGCCGCCAGCTCGAAAGCATGCTGGAGCAGGTGGGAGGCCAGCTCTCCCAGGCGGCGAGCGCGCCGAAGCCCGAGCCGCAGCCTTCGCCCGGCGAGATGCTCAAGCTGAAGACGGCCGAGGTGAAGGCCGGCGCCGAACAGCGCAAGGCGGAACTCGGCGTGGCGCAGGCCGAGATCGAGCATCGCGCCGCGGTCGAGCATGCGCGCGGCGAGACGGCGGCGCAGGCGATCGACCAGATGCGCGCCGCGCAGTCCCTCTACCCGGGAGCAACAGCATGAGAGAACGCTATTGCCGCGTCTGCGGCGGCTGGCACCAGCTCGACACATGGCCGCACAACTGCCTGCCGGCGCAAAACCTGGCGCGCTCCGACCTGCCGGCGCCGCATTTCGTCAGCGACAGCATCGACATCCGGTCGATGCATGACGGCCGACGCTACACATCGAAAGCCAAGCTGCGCGCCGAGTACCGCTCCGCCGGCGTCGAAGAAATCGGCAACGAAAAACCGCAGCCGATCGAGAGGCCGAAGGCGGACCGAAAGGCGATCCGCAACGAATTGCGGCGGGTCTACGCCGAATACAACGCCTGACGCTGTCGCCCGAAGCCGTACAGCGGTTCCGGAATAACGACAGGCATAAGGGCTCAAACGGGCATCAATCCCCGACAGAGGAACTTTCCCCAATGGATATGGAAGACCTGAACGAGGCCGGCAACGGCAGCGACGATTTTGATGCGTCCGGCGAGAAGCCGGCCAGCATCCGCGACAGCCTGAAGGCGGCGATCGACACCGTCGAAGGCACGGGACCGGACGATATGCCGGCCCGGCCGCGCGACGGCGAAAACGGCCGCTTCCTCGCCAAGGGGCAGGAGCAGGCCGCTGCCACCGCTCAGCAGATGCCGCAGGCACAGAGCCGGGGGCAGGGCGGTGAACAGCCGGCCGCCATCGGCAACCGGGTTCCGCCCGGCTGGTCGACGGAGGCCAAGGCGCATTTCACGAGCCTGCCGGGCGAAGTGCAGGCGGCGATCGCCAAGCGGGAGCAGGAGGTCGATCGCGGCTTCCGCGTCCTGCAGGATTACAAGGGGCTGGAGGAATTCACCCCGATCGTCCGCCGGGCCGGCATGACCCATGCCGATGTCATGCGCCGGGCGATCGACTGGGAAAACGCGCTGATCCGCGATCCCGTCAACACCGTCCTCCACGTCGCCAAGGTGGCCGGGGTCAATCTTCACGCCCTGGTCAACGGGCAGACGGGGGAGGCCCTGCAGCGCGGCGCGCAGGCAGGGCATGAGTTCCAGCGCCAGGCCAGGCCCGTCAATGTCGAGGCCACGGTCGAACATGTTTTACGCAAGAGAGACACCGAAACTCAGGTCGATGCCTTTCTTTCCGATCCGGCCAATGCGCATGCCGAAGACGTTCTCGACGACATGGTCGCCCTCATCAATGCGGGGCGGGCATCGACGCTTCAGGACGCCTACGACGCCGCATGCTGGATGCGTCCGGACATTCGCCAGCAGTTGATCAGCCAGACTGCGCCGGCCTTCGTCCGAGAACAGCATGCCCAGAGGGCCGCAGCGGCAGATCAAGCCCGCCGCGCCTCGCGATCCATCTCTGGCTCTTCCGCGCCGGGCCCGACCCGCGATGCGGCAAGGGGCCAGCCCACCTCCATCCGCGACTCGCTGCGCGACGCCATGCGTTTTTCGCGCGGCCAGGTCTGATCAAAGGCCAAGTCTGATCAAAGGAACGATCGATGCCCATTTCGCCCAACCTCTCTGAAATCGTCACCACGACGCTGCGCAACCGCAGCGGCACGGTTGCCGACGACGTGACGAAGAACAACGGTCTTCTCACCCGTCTCAACAGCCGCGGCCGCAAGAAGCCGGTTTCCGGCGGGCGCACCATCGTCCAGGAGCTGCAATATCAGGAAAACTCTACTTTTAAGAGATATTCCGGTTATGACATCCTGAACGTGCAGCCCTCCGACGTCATCACCGCCGCTGAATACGACCTGAAGCAGGCCGCGGTCGCCGTCTCCATGTCGGGCCTCGAACAGCTGCAGAATTCCGGCGAGGATGCGATCCTCGATCTGCTCGAGCAGCGCATCGAGAACGCCGAAACCACTTTGAAAAACAACATCGCGCTCGACTGCTATTCCGATGGCACGGCCGATGGCGGGCGGCAGATCGGCGGCCTGCAGCTGCTGATCTCGACCTCGCCGACCTCCGGCACCGTCGGCGGCATCTCGCGCGCCACCTGGGGTTTCTGGCGCAACCAGAAATTCTCCGCCTCGGCCGATGGTGGTGCTGCCGCCACCAATGCCAACATCCAGAGCTACATGAACCGGCTCTATATGTCTTGCGTGCGCGGTTCCGATGCGCCCGATCTCGTCGTCGCCGACAACAACTTTTTCCGCCTCTACTGGGAATCGCTGCAGGCGATCCAGCGCATAACCTCGGCCGACAAGGGCATGGCCGGCTTCCAGTCGCTGCAATATATGGGCGCCGACGTGATCTTCGACGGCGGCTTCGGCGGCGGTGCGCCTGTCAATCAGATGTTCTTCCTGAACACCAAATACCTGTTCTACCGCCCGCACCGCGACCGCGACATGGCGCCGATCGGCGACGAGCGCATGAACACCAACCAGGACGCCTTCGTGCAGCTGATGGGCTTTGCCGGCAACCTCACCATGAACAACGCCTTCCTGCAGGGCGTGCTGTTCGCCTGATCGAACGAAAGGAACAAGCAAATGTCGATCGCAACCATCCAGTCCGATCGTCTTGGCGCGAACCCGTTCGTCGTCGAAGGCCCGATCGTTTCCGGCTCCGGTATTCCCGGGCCGAACTTCGCCCTCGGCGCTGTCGCCGGCGGCGACCGTGAATCCGAATGGGTCTATTGCCAGCTCGTGCTGGCCGCGCAGACGACCCTTCAGCCCGGTCAGTGGTTCCAGTGGACCAAGGATTATGCCGCTTCGCTGCTGACCACGGCTGCCGCCGTCGTCGGCCAGCGCTGCGGCGTCTTTTCCGGTGCCGCCCAGCCGCCGACGCTGACCGGCGGCCCGCTCAGTGCCATCACCCTTGCCGCCGGCACCTATTACCTCTGGCTGCAGCGCAACGGCCAGGCGCCGTCGCAGGTGGCGAGCGCAACGGCGGCCCTCGTCGTTGCCGAAACCACCACCACCGCAGGCCAGGCGAGCGCCCCGGCCTCGGCAACCGTCGGCACCAAGGCGATCGCCAACGTCAACTTTGCCGCCGCCAACCAGACGTTTACGGCAACCACCGTCAACGGCTCGCCCGTGCTGACCGGCATTGCCGGCCTCAGCGCCGGTTCCGGTCCGTTCATCGGCGCAGCGGTCGCCGGCACCGGCATTGCCGGCGGCACGACGATTGCGGGCATCACTTATAGCCCGAACGGCGTCGTCCAGAGCATCACCCTCTCGGCCAATGCGACGGCCAACGGCACGGCCGTCACCATCACGGCGACAGGCGTGCTCGAAGCGACGCTGATGCGGCCGTTCCTGTCGAAGGTGAACTGAACCTAAGCGCAATCGACGGGCGTTTCGGCGCCCGTTTTGGCGACCTCTCCATGCGTGGCCTGCCCCTCATCCGGCTGCCGCCACCTTCTCCCCGCGCGCGGGGAGAAGGGGACAAGCCGCTATCTCTCCGTCCCTCGCCAACGTTCCGTGGGGCACGTCCCCTCTCCCCGCGAGCGGGGAGAGGGTTAGGGTGAGGGGCAGCCATTCGGCACGACATCAAAGCCGGCGCTTCGGCGCCCCATTTTCCGCCATCAACAGCGAGACCAGCAAATGCCCGACAACACCGGAATCTATGCCTCTTTCAGCCTCGAACCGGTCGAGCAGACCTTTCTGACCGAGAAGGAGGGTCGGCCGATTTTTGCAGACAAGGAATTCGTCCGCATCTTCATCGCAGGCGACAAGCACACCGAGGTCTACCGCGAGGTGACCGACAACGACAAAATCCGCTTCGCCGACGCCTATAAGCGCTTCAAGGAGGGTGCTGCCGCCCGCGAGCAGCTGACAGGCACGCCGCTTTCGCAATGGCCCTATCTGAAACCCAGCCAGATCAAGGAGCTGGAGGCGGTCAACATCTACACCGTCGAGCAGCTGGCAGCGCTTTCCGACACCGCCAAGCAGAAGATCGGCATGGGCGCCAACGAGCTGACCGCCGCCGCCCGCGCCTATCTGGCGACTGCCGAAAATTCCAGCGCCGCTTCTGCCTTTGCCGCCGAAAACGAGCGGCTGAAGGACGAGGTGAGCCGCCTGCAGGTGCAGATGAAGGAGATGGCTGCGCGGTTCGAGGCGCTCGAAAGGGAAGGCGAGGGCGGCAAAAGCCGCAGCCGGCAAGTAGCCTGAAGAAGCGCTGACACAAGCGGCCCCCTCATCCGCCTGCCGGCACCTTCTCCCCGCTGGGGAGAAGAGACTCGTGGCAACGTCTCGATTCCCTCTTCTCCCCAGCGGGGAGAAGGTGCCCGTAGGGCGGATGAGGGGGCCACACGGCACACCTTACCCCCACGCCAACTGCGCTGAACCGGAGATCCCCCGCATGTCGCTCCTGACCATCATTCAGAACGTCTGCGCCGAGATCGACCTCGATCCGCCGACGGCCGTCATGTCCTCGGCGGATCCGCAGATCATGCAGCTGCGCATCCTCTCCACCCGCGCCGGCCGCGACCTGATGCGGGCCCATGACTGGTCGGCGCTGATGGTGCGGCGGCAATTCGAAGCGACCGGCGCCAACCCGGAGCCGGCCGAGCCGCCCGGCGACTGGGACCGCTTCGCCGCCAATGCCAGGATCTGGAACGTCTCGCGCCTCTGGTCGCTGAACGGCCCGGTGGAGCCGCAGACCTGGCAGCGCCAGACCATCCTCAATGCCAATCCGGTGCCGCAGATCTGGCGCATGGCGGGCGGCAAGCTCGACATCTATCCGAACGTTGCCGGCGAGACGATGGAATATGCCTATGTCTCCGGCTTCTGGGTGGCGGTGAACGGCGGCGCCGCCGCGGCCGGCAACTGGGCCAACGACACCGATACGGCCCGCTTTCCCGAAGAGCTTCTCGAACTCTCGCTGATCTGGCGCTGGAAGCGGGCCAAGGGCCTCGACTATGGCGAGGAGCTCGCCAGCTTCGAACGAACCAAGGAAGCCGCCATCGGCGCCGACCGCGCCGCAAGCCCCGTCGACCTCTCGCTGCCGGCGAGGGGACAGCCCGAGAACTTTTGGCCCGGCACGATCACGGTACAAATCCCATGACCCGCAGACCTGTCCCCCCGAACGGCCGCACCCGCCGCGTTTCGCCCGGCAAAGACTGGATCGCGCCGATCGGCGGCTGGCGAACCGATGTCGAGATGGCCGATATGCCCGAAGATGCGGCCTTCCAGCTCGATAATTTCTTTCCCGAGGCAAACCGGGTGCGCGCCCGCTACGGTTTCCTCGCCTATTCCACCGGTCTCGGCGCCGACGTGCAGACGGTCATTCCCTATTCCGGCGTGACCAACCGGCTGTTTGCCGCCGCCGGCGACAAGATCTTCGACGTCACGGTGGGCGGTGCTGCCGGCGCGCCCGTCGTCTCGGGCCTCGCCAGCGCCCATTGTTCGGTGCAGCAATATACCAACCCGGCCGGCCAGGAATTCCTGCGCCTCGTCAACGGCCTCGACACGCCGCTGATCTTCAACGGCACCTCCTGGACGAATAATTTCCTGGTCGGCACAGCATCGCTCGCCACCCAGAATGTCGCGGTGCGCAACACGGCCTACACGCTAAGCTTCTTCGGCACCGGCTCGGTCACCCTTTCGGGCGCCTTCTCCGGCACGCTGAACGGGACGGGCGCCGGCAACCGGGTGTCGCTCGCCTTCACCCCGGCCGCCGGCACGCTTGTCGCCACCGTGACGGGAACGGTCACCAATGCGCAGCTGGAAAAGGGCACGGTCGCCACGCCCTATGTCGCTTCGACGATGATAACAGGCATATCAGACGCCTCGCTGCTCAGCGCCGTCACCGCCTATCGCTCGCGCCTGTGGTTCATCGAGAAGAACTCGACGAATGTCTGGTATCTCGCCACCGACGCCGTCAGCGGCGCCGCCACCGTTCTGCCGGTCGGCGGCAACATGAAATATGGCGGCACGCTGGTGGCGATCAATGTCTGGACGATCCCGGTTGCGACAGGCCTGCAGCAGTGCCTGGTGCTGATCTCCTCGGAGGGCGAGGTGATCGTCTTCCAGGGATCGGATCCTTCGAGTGCTTCCAATTGGGGCTTGATCGGCACCTTCAAGCTCGGCCGGCCGCTCGGCAGCGACCGCTGCCTGCTCTCGGTCGGCGCCGATCTCGCGATCATGACGACCGATGGCATCGTGCCGATCACCAAGGCGGTGCAGCTCGATCGCGGCGCCACCAGCCTCGGGGCGATCACTGCGAGGATCGGCCCGACCTGGCGCGAGACGGTGGCGGCATCAGGCACGACCTCGCAGGAGTGGCAGCTTTCGAGCTTTCCGGCGCGGCAAATGGCGATCGTCAACCTGCCGTCCTCCTTCGGCCCCTATCAATATGTCATGAACACCGAAACCGGCGCCTGGTGCCGCTTCGTCGGCATGCCCGCCTCCTGCTGGGCGACATGGCAGGACCGGCTGTTCTTCGGCGCGGCCGACGGCACCCTCTGCGAGGCGGAAGTCGGGGCGAACGACAATGGCGCGGCGATCGACGCGCTGATGGTCGGCGCCTGGAGCCGGTATGGCGACGGGCTCTCGACCAAGCTGTCGAAGCTGATCGGGGTGACGGCGCAGATCGGCGTCTCGACGCTGATGTATGGCGGTATCTCGGTCGACTACCAGACCAAGGTGCCGACCGCGCTGCTGTCGTCGGTCGAGAACAATGCGGCGGCCAAATGGGGAACGGCGGTCTGGGGTGTGGCGAAATTCCCCGGCATTTCGCTGGTGCGCAAATTCGCTTCCGCCGGCGGCGCCGGGTCGGCCTTAGCGCCGACGATCCGGGCGCTGATCTCCGGCTCGTCGGGCTCGGTCTCGGAGGCCGCGGTCGTCGGCGGCTCGGTGCTTTACGAGAGGGGCGCGCCGATTTGATCGTCAGCGAACCCAGCGCCGAGATCGCCGCCTGGGTCGGGGCCAGGATCGGGGTGGAATTCCACCCGCCCTATACCGCATTGGCCCATGTCGACCGCGGCCGGATCATCGCCGGCTTCGTCTTCAACGTCTGGACCGGCCACGATGTCGAGATCTCGCTCGCCGCCGACCGGCTGTCGCTGACGCTGCTGCGGGCGGTGTTCGACTACGTCACCCGCCAGCTCGGCTGCCGCCGCGCCACCTGCCGCACCCGCGCCGACAACACCAACGCCCAGACGCTGCTCGCCAGGCTCGGCGCTGAGCCGGAAGGCCGCCAGCGCGGCTATTTCGGCGATTGCGACGGCCTGCTTTACGGAATCATCAAAGAGGATTTTCCCTATGGTCTCCACGCCAAAGGCCCTGAAGGCGCCTGATCCGACCCAGACCGCAGCGGCGCAGACGGCCACCAACGTCGACACCGCGATTGCCAATGCCGGCTTGAGCCACACCAACCAGTACACGCCCGACGGCGCGCTGGAATACAAGGTCACCGGCTATCAGACGATGACCGACCAGAACGGCAAGACCTATAAGCTGCCGACCTATTCCGCCTATCAGACCTATTCGCCTGAGAATCAGGCGATCTACGACCAGACGCAGCAGACCCAGCTCGGCCTTGCCAGGCTCGCCAACGACCAGACGGCCAAGGTCTCCGGCATTCTCGGCACCAATGTCGATCTCAGCGCCGGCAATGTCGACAAATATGTCAATGACCACTGGCAGTCCGGCTTCAACAACCAGTGGGACCGCGATCAGTCGAGCCTTCAGCAGAGCCTGGCCGACAAGGGTATCTCGATGGGCTCGGCGGCTTACGACAACGCCATGCGCGATTTTTCCACCCGCAAGCAGGCCGCCTCCGACCAATATCTCGGCGACATGTATTCCAACGCCCAGAATGCCATCCTGACCGAGCGCAACCAGCCGCTGAACGAGATTTCGGCGCTGATGTCGGGCTCGCAGGTGCATCAGCCAAACTACGTCAACACGCCGACGACGCAGCTGCCGACCGTCGACCAGGCCGGCCTGATCAACGAGAACTTCAACCAGAAAATGGGCCTCTACGACCGCCAGGCCGCCCAGTCGAACGCCGCCATGGGCGGCCTCTTCGGCCTCGGCGGAACACTCCTCGGCGGCTGGGCGAAGTCCGACCGGCGGCTGAAGGAAGACATCAAACGCGTCGGCACGCTTGATAACGGCCTGCCGGTTTACGCCTTCCGCTACAAGGAGGGCGGCCCCAGGCAGCTCGGCCTGATGTCCGACGATGTCCGCGAAATCCATCCGGAAGCGGTGTTCGAACATGAGGATGGCTTCGACCGCGTCGACTACGAAAGGGCGGTCGCATGAAGTCATTCATCTTCGGCGGCGATACCGGCAAGACGCAGGAAGACCTCAGCGACCAACGCAAGCGGCTGGCCTACGCCATGCTGCAGCAGGGCATGGATACGAGCCCGGTCAAATCTCCCTGGGAAGGGGTGGCGCGGCTGGCAGAAGGCGGGCTCGGCGGCCTGGCGTTCCGCCACCAGAAGCAGGCGCAGCAGCCGGGAGCCGATGCAGGGACCGGCGCGCCGGCGGCCGCGTCTTCCGCACCCGCGCCCTTTCCCGGCTTCCTGTCGCTGCTCTTTGGGGGCAAGTCGATGAAGCCGGCCGGCGGCTGAAGCATCCTCCAACGATAGAAGGACGGCCGCCCGAACTGGATCGGCCTCGTGTCCGACGATCTACACAAGATTCATCCCGACGCAGTGTTCGAACAAGCAAACGGCTTCGACCGCGTCGACTACGAAAGGGCAGTGGCATGATCCCAACCAATTTCGGCGGCAATACGGGCAAGACACAGGAAGACCTCAGCGACGAGCGCAAGCGGCTGGCTTACGCCATGCTGCAGCAGGGCATGGATACAGGCCCGGTCAAATCCCCCTGGGAAGGAGCCGCACGTCTCGTCCAGGCCCTGATGGGCGGGCTGGCGATCCGCAGGCAGGAGCAGCAGGCGGCAGCCGGCGAGCCTGGCAGCGGCGACTTCCCGCCGCTGCCTGACAACCCGCCCATTCCCGGCGAGCGCCCCCTCTATCCGGATCCCGCGGCGGCAGAGGGCCGCCCCGGAGAGGCTGCGCCTCCGGCCGCTCAGCCCGGCGCCGGCCTCTTCGCCCCATTGCCCCACAACCCCCCGGTTCCGACGCCGCGACCCCATCGCGACCCGCTCGTCACAACGGATTATCGCCAGGAGCAGCCCGGCGACGATGCTTTCGCTCCGCTGCCCGACAATCCACCAATCCCGACGCAGCGACCCAATCGCGATCCGCAGGGGACCACCGGCCATCGCCGTGGATCGGCCGCACAGCCTGTCGACAGCGCCCTCTACGGCGACTTCATGAGGACGGTGAAAACCAAGGTCTCGAATCCCTTTGGACTCGCCGCCATTGCCTCGACGGGGCAGGCCGAAAGCAGCTTCTCGCCGAAGAGAGCCAACGGCTCATGGTCCGATCCGAGCCAAAGCGGAAAGCCGGGCACATCGGGCGGCATCATGTCGTGGCGCGACGCCCGCCTGCAGAACCTCTACAACTTCGCGGCCGCCAGGGGCGAACAGCCGGGTGCGATCAGCCCGCAGACGCAGGCCGAGTTCTTCCTGCAGGAGGATCCCCGCCTGGTCGCCAGGCTGAACGCCGCAAGATCGGTCGAGGAAGCGCAGCGCCTGATGAACAATGCCTGGCGATTTGCCGGCTACGATCAGCCGGGCGGCGAGGCTGCCCGCAGAACCGAGCAGGCAAATGGCTTTCTGCAGCAGTTTCTGGTGGAAGGCGCTGGCGATCCCCTCGCGCCGCCGGCCAACCCGCCCGTTCCGACCCCGAGGCCCTATCGCAATCCGCTGGTGACGACCGACTATCGCCGCGAACCGCCGATGGCGGCCGATGAGCCGGATGGCGATGTCTTCGCTCCGTTGCCTGACAATGGCCCCATTCCCTCGATGAGGCCCGGATATCGCGACCCGGAGATGACGACCGACGAGCGCCGCCAACAGCCCGCGGCGCCGGCTGCCGGTGGCGGGGCTGCCGGATCCGCCAATGATGGCGGCGAGCTTAAGACCATTCTGTCCGATTCGGTTCGTCGCGCCGAGCTGCCGGCCGGTATGCGCAATAACAATCCCACCAATCTCAAGTACGTCGGGCAGAAGAGGCCGGGGATCATCGGCCCCTCCGAGAACACCGATCAGGGCGATCCGCAAGTCGTCTATGCCACGCCGGAAGCGGGCATGGAGCACAATGTCTGGCAGATCATGAGGAAGTATCGACAAGGCATGCTGACGCCGAACCAGATCATCGCTGGAAAAAGCGGATGGACGCCCGACTCGTTTACGGCGGCCGCCAACATTGCGCGGTCCATGGGCATCGGCCCTGACGACGATTTGCGCTTGAATGACCCGGCCATGGCAAAGAAGTTCGTTCGCGCCCTCATCACGCAGGAGCAGGGGACATCGGGCGCCCTCTACCCCGACAGCATGATTGAAGCGGCGATCGCGGCACAGCCCGCCGCGCAGGCCACGCCGACCGTGCCCATTCCGACGCCGAGGCCGGAATATCCCGATCCGCAGATCACGACGGACGAGCGCCGCCAGCAGCCGGTGATTTCGCCCGCTCAGCCTGGCGACGATCCCTTCGCTCCGTCCGCCAACGTGCCCGTTCCGACACCGCGGCCGGCCTCTCGCAATCCGCGGCAGACGATGAAGCAAACCCGCGAAGGGCCGGGGGCCGCCCTCGTCCGCGCGCTCCTTGCTCGGCAGCAAGGTGGCCTGTCGTAGCCCGATCGAGGCTCCCAGACCGAAATGCGAGTCCTTAAATTGGGTTCGTGCCGCTATAAAACTACTGGTAGCCGGGAGCCCGTTGGTGTTGTAGACGGTCAGTTCATCCTTGACTGTCTTCACTTCATCAATCGAAAAACGGCCCGTCATGCTCAAACGTCTCGTCAAACAGGTTCTACCTAGCGCCGCAGTTGCAGCCGTAAATAACTGGCGGACGCGTGAGCGGTTGTACAAATCATGGAGCAAAGCGGCGGCGGCGGCGCCCGCCTATGGGGATATGCGCCTTACAGCATTCCGGATAGAACGATCACGGCGGTTAATTGGCCAGGAGCAGGCTTATGTCCAACCACCGGCAGATCTCCTGCCCGCCATGGATATCCCTGCCGGCCGGTTCGTCGACTTCGGCGGATCTGCTGGGGAAATGTGCGCCGTTCTGCGAGAGCAGTACCCCGCCTGGTCTTTTACGGTCGTGGAGACCAAGTCGATGGCGGACGCCGCACAGGCCCTGAGGCCGGGGATATCTTTCTCCGACCAACTGCCGCCAGAGTTCGATGTGTTCTATAGCAGTGGGACACTTCAATATCTTTCCGATCCAGAGACATTGTGGCGTGAGGCTCTGAGCAGGACAACTCGGTACGCATATCTGGCGAGGAATTCTTTCTCGATCAGGAAGCTTTTCACTGTTCAGTCATCCCGGCTTTTCGACAATGGGGCCGGGCCGGTGCCTGAAGGATTCGAAAATGTTGCGATACGTTACCCGCACCAGACAATTTCCGAAGCCTCACTGAGAGGAATCGCTGATGAAATGGGCTTTGATCTGGCCGCTCGGTTTGAGGGCCGCAACAGTGGCGTGACGGGAAACCGCGCGGATGTCTACGGAGCGGATCTCTTATTCAAGAGACGGTAG